ATATGTAGATTTATTGATTCTTTTTGAAACTATAGAACTACCGAAGTTACCAGTCATTGGTAACATACTTAACGTAGCATGTATACCCATAGCAGAGCTATCACAATAATCATCATGTTTACCACTAGGTGCAGCTATCTTTTCTGTTTTATTAGCAGCATCCATAGTATATTCTAACTCTATATGCTCTCTGGTCCATTTGTGTATTAATTTAGCCATATCTGGTTCTAAATGTTCAGGATTTGGCACTTTAACTCTGTCTTGTTGTATATAAGATATAAAATCTCTATACATTTGAGTTTTAGTTCCTTTAGGGCCACCAGTAAAAACGAATGGTACAAAATGAACATTAGAATCTAAACAAGCTAATCTAAGGTCTTGCTCAACCGCACCACCAATACCGGTACAATCCACAATAAGCCTAGTAGCACCAAGCTCATTGGTAACATCCATAATACGTTGACGTTGGTATGGAATATCATGTCCACCAGTTCTAGCATTAATTTCTTCAAGATAAACAAGTCTAGCAATATTTTCTGTGTCAGACTTATCAAGGGACCATGCACTAATAACAGTAGAGTTAACAGATTTGCCAATGTCAACACCAACAGTAATGTTGCTTCCTCTCTGCTTTCCATCCCCATCAAGTCTAATAAGTTCGTAATCATCATAACACCTCTTAATTTTTTCTGGACTAAATATATTCGCTACAGACTCTACAAACTCACATTCATACTCTGTCCTCCAGTAGATAGATTCTTCTCCCCATTCCATCATCTTATCTAGCATTTCTTCTTCAGTGTAGGGTGCTGAGTAAGCTTCTCCCTTTTTCACTGCATCGCGCCATGTATAATGTAATCTAGTAAAAGTATCTGCATAATTATCATCATATAAATATCTCCACATGTGGTTATCTTTAGACTTTGGTGTTCCAAGATTTATAAATGGTGCTTTATTCGATACAATAGCAGGCTCTACATTGTCAATGAACAATTTATCGTCGATGAGTGGAGACTCATCAACAACTAGGAATGTAGGGTGTTGTCCTCGTATAGCTTGTCCTTGGTTACTAGGCGCTAATGGAGCCCTACGCATTATTGTGCCCCCCTTAAGTGTTATGTTGGGCTTATTATGAAACCTATAATTTGCTACTAATCCATTTAGAAAAACGTTATCAGCAAAATGTCTATAAACATAATTAAAGATTAAAGCTGCTTGGTCTTCAGTAGGAGCCAGTATAAATACTAAATCTCTAAATCTGTTAAAAAACATATATATAGTCACCGCTACTGATAAAGCAAAGGATTTTCCGCTACCTCTTGGAGCTAAAATTGCTAATTTCTTTTGTTTACCATCTGCACGGTTTATTAAACATTCTAAAACTATATCTTCTTGTAGTGGTCTTAATCGTAAAGGTCTTTGTTTATTATCTATTAAATATGCTGTACAAAAAGCTTGCACTAATTTGCGCATCTTTTCTTTATCATTTCTACATTTAGCGAAAATTTTCTCTAGTTGTCGTGAATCTACTCCACCTTTACCTGTCAACAGGCTTTTCAGGTGTCTCTCGCTTTTCATCATCTACTAATTCCTCTAAGAATGAGCCAAAACCTTCTGCACTCTTTTCCATTTCAGTTGGCACTTCTATATTCAGTGCTCTGAATTCAGTGTGGATATCTCTAACTATTTGGTTTCGTTGTCGCAATAACTCTGTTCTAGCGTTAACATCCCGAATACATACAAGAATTTCTTCCCACAACACGTCTTCCAGCGCAAGATTACGTGCCAGAAGTCGGACAAGCTCTTTATGACGTACATATTCTGCCTCTCCAACTCTCTGACGTAATCGAGTCTCGTATTCCTCTACGTTCAAAGACCTTTCCCTTCATCGAGGGCTGCTTTGACTTTAGACTTAACAAGACCAGCTAGCTCATCATCTTTCTCGTCCCAAGCTGTAATTAATACATTTCGGACTAAAGAATCTTTGACGTGCTTTTGTGCTGTTTCATCTAGCTTTTCAAAAGCTTTCATCTGGGCTTTAGTTAGATTTTTATCTAGCATGTCCATTAACTCTGCTTCGTTGTTCTTAATATATTTAAAAACTAATTCTTTAACTGCTGGTACAGTATAAGCGATGTAACCACCCATACCTAATACTACAGCTACTAATGCCATAAGTAATGGTTCATCCATTATTGCGTCTAACATTCCAGACTCTTCTACAGTTTCTATGAGAGCGGTGATGTTACCATCCTCTGCTGTCTCATTTCCAGCTGTTTCATTTGTTGTGTTGTTCATATGTTGATATCTCCATATTGGGGTACCCACGGTGGCACTTGCGATAAGTAACCTGTGGAGCAATGGCCCTGTGGCGGGTGCCCATACATATTTAGAATGGCTACCTATATAAAGGTTACCATTTAACTTTATTAGCCCAGTAAGCTGCAGACATTTTACCCTTCTTAATATTTTTAGCGTGACGCGCTTTGAAACTCTTTCTTCGGGCTTTGGACTTAGGGTCCATCTTCTTACCTGCTGTAGTTACTCCCTGTTGACCAAATCTAATTAACTTAGTTTTAGTTCCTACCTTAGCAACAACTACGTGTGACTTCTTGGGATGGTTAGGTGTTCTTTTTGGTTTGTTATAACCTGACACACCTGCTCTTACTAGTTTAGGGTCTCTTTTCTTTTTTGGTGCCATTATTTCCTCTTTTTCTTTACAATGGTTTTTGTTTTACCACTGGCTGTTCTTGCATATTTATGCGTTGCAGTTTCACGTATTAAAGTACCATAGTATCGTTTACCTTTCCACATCCATGAAACTTTCTTTGCCATTACTTACCTCTTTGTTTCCTAGCTTTAGCTTGTGCTCGTTTTGATAATTCACCATAATGAAATACTCTTTTTGAGCTTTTAGTGTGTGTCTTACCAGAATGTATCTGTCCGTTGGGCATTTTGTGTACTCCACCTTTGAATACTGTTCCGTCTTTTAAATAGTGTTTTCTCATGATTACTTCCTTTTCATCTTTTTACCTTTTTTCTTTTTTCCGTGATATGGCATTATTTGGCCCTCCTTACTGCTTTTTTTATTTTCTTAGAATACTTTGCTCTACTTCCCACTCCACCTGCTTTACGTTTCTTGCGATTCGTTGCTGCTTTCTGACTTTTGGTTAGTCGAGACCTAACGTTCTTAGGTAGATAACGACCACGTTTCGATTTAGGTTTCTTTTCGTCACCTTTTGTAACGTAGCCCCATTTTTGTTTACCCCACTTCTTTAGGGACTTCTGGGACTTTTTAAGAGCCATTAACGGTATCCTCCACCTGCGGCTTTGTATGCACGTGCTAACATTTGAGCTTTGCGTGCAGACCATTGACCCGGAGCACCACCCTTACTACCTGCTTTGATTCTATTGAATAGTCTTTTTCTCATTGTAGGCTTAGTGTAATTACCAGCTTCGTTAACTCTTGATTTTGATTTCTTCTTAGTTGTTCTTCTTTTTGTAGAAGTTTTTCTCTTTGTTGTTCTGCGTGTCTTTTTCCTTGGTGCCATTGTTGCTCCTATTCTTCGTCTTTCTTGATGCTTGCGCTGTTATTAGGTAAGTCTTTAACTTTTTCCAAATAATCTAATGTGTGTAGGGGATTGAATCCGTCTACAGGTTCTCCGCTACCAGCTAGATAGTTATATTGTAACTTCTTTTGAGGCAGGTCTTTGTATGATGTAATTGGCTTTTTGTAAGTCATCTCATCAATTTGTGCCTTATCTGGTTTGTCGAACTTCAACATCATATCAGGGTTGTTCTTGTGAAAGTGTTCACCTTTTAATATTTTTTCCATATTTGTTTCTCCTTATTTATTTCTTTGATTGCATTTTGTGTTCTTGTTCTTGTGCTTTAGCTTCTATCATTTGAGCTTGTTTCTGAGCGTGGTCATTATAATCGATAACAGCTTGTGCTTTTACCTTATAGAACGCAGTCTTCTCAGCTTGTTCTTGTTTCCAAACATCTAGAGCATCTTTGATAATTAGAAGGGCTGGCCCACCTAATATAGCTATCAAAGTTGTATATCCTTCTATTTGCTCAAGAACAGAGTCGTCCTGCAATCCACTGTGTATAACAAACCCTGCGAAACCAACCCAAAGTAGAACCAAAGGCACAGCTATCATAAACATAAAAATGTCGTTGAATGTTACTCCTTCACTTGCTGTGTCTTTACTCATTTTTGGTTTCTCCTTTTTTATTTCTTTTACTTGTATTACTTTTACTTGCTTGGGTATTTTTGGTAATAAGCGGCGCGCATATTGTACAAATATCCCACAAGCCAAGATAGCGGCCAATAAGGCCATCAGCACTGCAAGTATTTCTAACACTCCTATCCACGTCATTCCTCCTCACCTACAAAATCTTCATATGTGCTATTCTTTATCATTGCTTTCACAT